TCAGTCGGCAGAGCGATTCACTCGTAATGAATAGGTCGTCGGTTCGATTCCGACAGGCGGCTCCACGGCCCCCGCTTCGGCGGGGGCTTCCGCGTTAACGGCCGTCGCGAACCACTCCAGAGGAACGTCGCACGCAACGGCGAGGCGCACCATCACATCGAACGGCGGCACAGAGCGGCCCGTCTCGTAGTTCGACAGCGAATTGCGGGCGATGCCTACAGCACGTGCTAGCGCTGCCTGGTCAAGCTCTCGATCCTTGCGTGCCTTGGCGATCAACTCGCCGAGCGTCCAGGTAATCGTCATGCTCATAGCGCGATAGTAGCGCGCCCAATATTGCGACACGCCGCTTCCATTGTGCGCGTGTCGTGGGCGTGCGCCCCAATCTTGGGCGCATGACACTAAACGAGGCGCGCCCACCACCAGCCAGCCCTCTGGGAGCGCCAGGGGCGAACTGAACACCGCGCAGCCGGGAGGGCTGCATCCACCGCCCACAAGGCCGTGAGACCCGCTGAGCCGCACAGCGCAACAACAGTGCCCCGAGCAGAAGGGGAGCCGGTAAGTGGTACGACCGGGCGGCTCACTCAACACCCTGCATGCACACGCCTGTCAGTAGCGCGATTCGAGAGACGCGCCCACGGCTAGACGCTGCCCGGCTCCGCCGAAGCGATATCCGAGGTCCCTTCCGTTCGCGGAGGGGGCCACACCTCCCACAACCACTCACCACCGAAGCGGCAGGACGACGGATGCCTCACGAACACGAGTTCGACCCCGTCAGCGGATGGTGCCTGCACTGCACATACCGAAGCGACGGACGCCTCACCGGGCCAGGCGGAGTGATCTATAGACCCGGCAGCAGCAACCAAGACCAGGAGACCAACCACCATGAAGTGGCAAGTGTTCAAGCGATGCACCAAGACCGGTGAAACGCGAGGCTGGTACGCCCTGCACGAGTCCAACGGCGTCGGCGGACTGTTCGTCGGGCCGACCGGATGGGCGGATGCCATGGCGTTCGTCAACCACCAGATTCGGGCCGAGTACTGGCGACGAGTGCGAGAGGTGATCCGATGACCCCGCTCGACCTCGACACACCCTGGTACGTGCTCGCGCCCATTGCCGCTATCGTGTGGGCAGCCTGGATCATCACCAGCCGAAGGGGGAACCACCATGGCCGAGTACGAACCGCTCGCGAACAAGTTCGGGCCGTCGAAGCGCATGAAAGAACGCGAGGCTCAGGAAGTCACAGCGGCTCCGGTCGCGACCACGAACATGACAACACCGCCGACGAAGCAGGCCTTGTACGAGATGGACGAGACGCGACGGCAGCGCGAGCACGACGCGGCAGTGCGGTCACGGCTTGGCTGGATCGTTGGGGGCGTGTGGGTCGTAGCGATCGCGGTTATCGCCAACTTCATCGCGGCCGTCGTAGTCGGGGCAGCGGCGGGGGCGCACAGCATCGGCTACTAGTCGTCGTCGGGTGCTGCTCGTCGTGCGGTGCTGAGGTCACCGCGTACGGGCGCACCTTCTTCGACGCCTCGTGCGTGGCGAGCGACATGCTGCTCGACCACGCCGAGCGTGCGCACACGGCGGTCGCTCGATGACCGCCAAGCATCGATCGCCTGAGTACCAGCGCAACGCCCGCACGATCCGTACACGGGTGCGCACGGTCCACGCTCGGGGTGAGTCCGTCATGTGCTGGCGCTGCCGTGGTCCGATCCGGCCCGGCCAGCCCTTCGACGTGGGCCACGTCACCGGCGCGACCGGATCGGCCATGTCCGACCTCGCACCCGAGCACCGCCACACCACCGCCTCGTGCGTCGGCAACCGTGCCGAGGGTGGCCGTAGGGGTGCCGCCATCACGAACGCGAGGCCGCCTGCTCGTGCCGTAGAGACGTGGCAGCTGTGACCGCCACGACCACCGAGCTTGTAGACGATCAACAGCACGAGCCGGTTTCTTTTAGTGGGAACGTTGAAACCCACGCCAACGGCTCTCGTGTTTCCCCCCGGAGTCCGCTCGGCGTTCCCCTCGACTGGGACGGCACTCCGGTTCCCGAGGACGTGCTCGCGCATCCCCTCATCGAAGAGTCGGCCTGGATCGAGCTTCGCGACTCGGGCCGGAGTCCGCTCGATTGCACGCCGATGGTCACCAGCTACCAGGCGCGCGTCGAGTTCCTCGTCGGCGCGTGGATACTCGACAAGGTTGTCCCGCGAAGGCTCGGCGGCTCGCTGCTGGCGAACCTGCAACCCCAGATGCTCATCACGTGCGACGTGCTAGCGGCCGAGCGCTTCCGTAACGCGATCCTGGAGCCCCGACGCTCGGCCAAGACCACGTCGCTGTGGTGCGTCGCGGTCGGGCGCTGCTGGATGCGCCCTCAGTACATGGTCGGGTACACCATGCTCACGCTCGCGAAGAAGGCCGAACAGCGCTTCGAGAAAGACGTGCGCGACCCGATCCTCATGAAGTGGCGCGATAAGAACCGCCGGCCGGTGAAGATCCTCGACGGCAAAGGTGGCAAGGGGCTCGCGTTCAGTAACTTCTCGCAGCTCGACATCCTCGCGCCCAAGGGTGACGACGTGCGATCCGGCGCATACGACATGCTCATCATGGACGAGGCAGGCGAGGCCGAGCCCGACGTATGGGAAGACATCGTTGCGGCCGTCGTGCCGTCGTTCGATACCCGTGTGGACGAGGACGGACGAGGCGCGCAGCTCGTGTTCGCGGGCACCGGGGGCAAGTACCGCACCGGCTCGTACTTCTGGAAGACGCTCCACGATGCCGAGGCCGGGCGACTCCGGTACGGCGTGCCCGACGATATCGACCCGACAACGCTCGCGTTCTGGGAGATAGTCGGCCCGCTCATTGACGAGCTGCACCCCGGCCTCGACGGCCTCACCAACCTGGCCCGCATCGAATCGAACTTCAGCGACCTCGGATGGGAGAAGTTCGCGCTGGAGTACCTCGGGCACTTCGGAGACGAGACCGGAACGAAGACCGCGATCAGCTCGGCCGGCTGGCGCAAGGGCAAGCAAGACGGGCCGGTGCCCGAGGGCATCACGTCAGGCACGCTCGCCGTCGCCGTGCACCCGTTCGGCCTGTGGGCATCCGTCGCCGTCGCGTGGCACTACACACCGCCCGCCGACCTCGCCACGATGGCGTGGGCGCTCGACGGCGACGCACCCGAGGAGCCCCACCGGATCGGCGTGAAGCTCATCCACCATCAGCGCGGCGTCGACGGTCTAGAGCGGGTCATCCTGACCGCAGCGCGACGGCTCGGAACATCGGTCATCTACGACCATGGCACGAGCCAGTCGCGCGCCGTGGTCGAACGGATGCTTGCCCGTGCCCGACCGAAGCCGGGCACGACGACCTACCAGCTCCAGGACGTGAAGGTTGCGCACGCGCAGCTCATCAACGGACTGGAGCGCGGCGACATTCTGCACTGGGCACAGGCACCGCTCGACAAGGCGGCAGAGGTCGTGGTGCAGCAATCGATGGGTCAGGGCTTCCTCATCCGTGCACCACGCGGCGACGACAACGCCGACGCAACCCCGTTCGAAGCGCTCGCCCTCGCTGTCGACGCGCTACCCGACAGACCCACCGCACCCGTCGAATCGGGTGCCGTCATCGAGTTCAACTAAGGAGCCCGCCGTGACAACCAGCACCCCGTCACCGATCGCGCTGGACTCTTCAGCCGCGCTCATCGTCGTCTACTGCACAGAACACCCGTGGTGGCGCGCCGGGCGCTTCCACAAGGACGAGGCATGGGACGCAGCATGCGCTCACGAAGAGCGCGAGCACGAGGGCGACTACCGGCAACGCAACGCGCGCAGCATGCGACAGAACCGTGCCCGACACGCCGCGCATTCGTGAGATGTGAGAAAGCTCCGGAACCTCGAACACGTGGGACTCTTCGGGCGGAGCAAGGTCAGCGCGGCGTACGACACGTATACCAAGGGCGCAGTGATACCGCTCGCCGTCGCTTCACCGTGGACGCCGACTGACGCTCTCACGCAGTTCACCGTCGACGCGCTGTTCGCTGAGGCGGTCGGCAGCCAGACCCCGATGACCCGCGATATCGCGCTCCGGATTCCGGGCGTCAAGCGCGCCCACCAGATTCACGTGAAGCAATTCGCCGCGATCCCGTTCCGGCTCATGGACAACGACCAGGTTGTGCCTGAGCAGCCGAAGTGGCTGACAACGTCGAGCAGTGGCGTCTCGCCGTACCACCGGATGCACGGCCTCGGCTCGGACTTCTTCTTCAACGGGTGGGGCTGCCTCGGATTCACCGCCGACCCGCACGACCCGGACGCGGATTGCCTGCACATTCCCTTCGGCGCATGGGGCATCGACCCGAACGACGGCGAGGTCTGGGTGAACACCGATATCGTGCCCGCAGCGTATGCCGCATTCCCGATCGCGATCAGCCTCGGCTACGGCGACAACGGCCTTCTGGTCGACGGCATCGACACTCTGCGCGAGTCGCGCAAGATCGAGACGGCGTACATGGACCGGCTGGACAACCCGGTTCCGCTCACCATCCTCGGCATCCCGTACGACGTATGGCAGGGCTGGACTCCGGACGAGCGGCGCGAATACCGCGACAACTGGGCCGCTGGGCGCAAGGCAGGCGGCGTGGCCACCAAGCCCGCCGAGTGGCCCGTCGACATGCCCGGCCAGGTGCAGACCGACCTCTACGAATCCGGCCGGAACGCCGTCCGACTCGACATCGCCAACCACACCGGCACCCCCGCAAGCCTGCTCGAAGGCGTCAGCCAGGGCGGCTCGGGCGGCTCAACCATCAAGTACAGCGGCGTCGGCAACGGCGTCACCCGTAACGAGCTGTGGGACCTCGGCTCCGCGAAGGGCTTCACGCTCGCATTCGAAGCGCGCATGTCGCTGGACGACATATGCGACCCGGGCCTGTCGATCCGGGGCGACCTGACCAACATGTTCGCGCTACCCGAGCCGAACACCGACCCCACAAGCGAGGACTGACCACTCATGGAAACCGTCATCATCGACGCCGGAACGCTGGAGTTCAGCAGCACCGACGACCTCACCGCGACCGGCCTGCTCATCCCGTACGGCGTTCCCGCCCGCAGCAACCTCGGCACGTTCACGTTCTCCAAGGGCGACGTGATGATACCGAGCGACGTGACCGGCATGAGCCTCAACATCGAGCACCAGCGCGAGCAGATCGTCGGAGCGTTCTCCCGAGTGTGGGAGCAGCCCGAAGGCGTCTTCAGCACGTTCAAGTTCGCGAACACTCCGGCCGGGCGGCAGGCCTTCGCCGACGCGAAAGCGGGAAAGCGCAAGAACCTCTCGGCCGAGGTTTCGGGGGTGCGCATCCGCGGCGGCAAGGCCCTGCCCGGTTCGGTTCTCTTCGCCGGTGCGGTCGTGGAACATCCGGCATTCGAGGGAGCCACGCTGCTCGCTGCAGAAGACACCGAAACCAGCTACCGCGACGAGTACGAGTACACGGACGAGAACGGCGTCACCTGGCGTCGCGTCGAGGAAGCGACCACCACGACCACCGGCACCACCACAACCACCGAGAGCACCGTCACGACCAGCGTCGAGGACGCTTCGGACCCGACCACCGACCCCGCCGAAGACCCGGCAGAGAACACCGACCAGGAGGAAGAAACCATCATGACCGCATCCGCGCGGGGCGCTGTGAAGCCCGTCCCGACCACGCTGCTCGCCGGGGCACCGACCGGCCAGGCGCCGACGGCCGAGCCCGAGGTCGACCTCGGGACCGTGTTCGCCAACATGGCCATCATCAAGAGCACGCGGGGAGCCAAGAGCGACCCCCTCGCCGCCGAGGCCGCTACCCTGCTCGCCGCGCTGTCCGACATCACCGTAGAGAAGGCGGGCGGTCTGACCGGTGCCAACTCCGGCATCCTCCAGCCCGCGTGGGTCGGCCGACTCTGGCAGGGTCGCCGCTACGCGCGGAAGTACCTCGACCTGCTCACCCACCTGTACGGCGGCATCCAGCTCGGCGGACGGAAAGGGTTCAAGCTCGACCAGGGCACCGCGCTCGTCACGCAGTGGAACGGCAACAAGTCAGGCATCGGGTCGGGCACGGCAAGCACGTCGCTGACCTCCAGCACCCGTCAGGCGTACGGGTACGCCGCCGACGTAGCCCGCGAGTGGTACGACCTCGAAGGCGGAGCCGAAGTGCTCCAGGCGTTCTTCGAGGGCGTCGTGGACTCCTACGCCAAGGTCACCGATCTCGACGGGCTCACGTCCATCTTCAACGTCGCATCCAAGAGCGCAGCAGCGCTCGATCGACTCATCGCTCCGGGCACCTACCCGGGCGTCGACGGCCACGACTACAGCGGTGCGATGGGCATGGTCATCCAGGGAATCGAGGCCGTCTACGACGCCGACGATGACGCCTCGTTCTCCATCGTCAACCCGACCGCATGGCAGCAGATTCTCTACACGCCCAAGGACCTCGTGCCCGAGTACGTCTCGTTCGGCATCGGAGCGGGCACGGGCGACGCGAACGCCGACAACAAGGTGAAGATCGTCAAGGCACCCGACGCCTACTTCCCCGGCCTCGACGCCACCAAGCCGCAGGTCATCGTCGGCGCTAAGGCGGCGATCGAGTTCCGCGAGCAGGGCGAGACCCCGATCCAGATCGACGCCCTCGACATCGCCAACGGCGGCATCGACAACGCGGTCATCGGCTACCTGGAGACGTTCGTCGTGCGTCCCGAGTCCGTGGTGCTGCTCGGCACCAAGTCCGCGTAAGACCGGGGCGGGAGCGAACACGATGGCCACAAGCACCTGGTACGTCACCGAGCCGCAAGACGAGGTAGATCGGCTGAGCGCGGCATGGGAAGAAGCACCGGTCGAAAACCTCGACCAGCTCGCCCTCATTCTCGACGTGGCGCAGGAGCAGGTACTCGCGTTCGCCCCCGCCCCGCCCGAGGGTGAGGACTGGAACACAGCCCCGCCCGCCCGGCTCGTGTACGCGCAGCTCCAGCAGGCCGTGAACCTCTGGAACGCGGGCCGAGCCACCCCGGATGTCGGGCCGGAGGGATTCAGCTTCACGCCGCGTCCCCTCGACAAGACGATTCGGACGATCATCCGCCCGATCGATGGGAAGCCCGATGCCTTCTGACCTGAGCGGCGTTCGCGCCGCCCTCGACGCCACGATCAAGCCGGTTCTGCCCAGCGACTGGAAGACAGTACCGAACCTCGCCGCGCCCGCAGCGAAGATGCTCGTGCCCGTGCTCTACACAGAGTTCACCGGCATCAGCAACCAACACAACGGCACGACGCTTCCGCCCGGGCTCGCCTTCTGCGACTTCGACCTCTGCATCGCTGTGGCATCCACTGACGACCGCACAGGCGAGGACGACGTGGACGCTGCCGTGCTCGCGCTCATCATCGCCCTCGACCAGTCCGAGAGCGTCGCCTGGGAGAGCGCGAAGAAGGAACGCCTCCCGACCGGGCAGCTCATGTGGCGCGTCTCTCTGGCCGTCATCACTGAAACCAACTGAAACGGAGCACACACCCACCATGTCTGTCATCGACGTAAAGCCGTACATCTTCAAGCGGCCCAAGCTCAACATCAAGACCACGGACGCCGAGCCGAGCGATCTCGGCGACTTCGAGGCGCACATCTCGAAGGCGACGGTCGATCCCAACGTGTCCATCGTGACGTGGCAGGGTGGCACGCCCGGCAGCGTGTTCAAGGATGTGACCGACCCGGACTGGTCGTGCGCGCTCGACCTCGCGCAGGACATCACGACCGCAAGCTCGCTGTGGGACGTGCTCAACTCGAACGTCGGCAAGAAGCTGCACTTCACCCTCACGCCCAACACGCTCGACACGGCGGCCCAGGTTGCCGAGTTCGACGTGATCGCCGTGCCGGTCAGCATGGGCGGTCAGGTCGGCTCCGTGGCGACTGGATCGGTCACGCTGCCTGTCCTCGGTCAGCCCGAGTTCGGAGCGGCCGGAGCCTAACCCCGATGCCCGCTCAGATCAGCCTCCTCATCGACTCCCCGCTCCGCGACATGCTGCTCCGGTTGCGGGGAGTCGATGCCGACGCGCGCTCACACCTGCTCTCAGCGGCCCGGCAGAATGCCGCACCGATATGGCAGGGCGAGCTCACGCCGCGAGCAGCGACGCGCCTCCAGCGTCGCGTGCTGGTCGACAGTGCACGGGTGAGCGTCACAGCCCGCAACATCCAACTCAAGTCAGCCATAGCAGGCCGACTGTCCACCGGTACGCCTGTGTCGGTCCTGGCAGCCGCCACCGAGTTCGGTGCGTCGCCCGGGTCGATGTACCTCACGCTCCCGTCACGCGGACCCGGCAAGCCGTACATGCGCCGGTTCGGGAACACGTTCGGAGGTCGCAAGCAAGCGGGCAAGGTCGTCTTCCCGTCGATCGACGCGGCTATCCCCCGCGTGTCGTCGCTCGTCATCCAGACCGTTGCACGGGCGCTGTACGACGCGCTCGACGGGGGGAAGTAGACCAATGGCCTCCAAGGGATACGTGGTCTCGGTCGCCACCGATTCGCGCCTCTTCGAGCAAGGCGTGCGCATGGGCATCATCAAGCCCGTCGAGGACGCCGACGAAGCGCTCACCGACCTCGGTAAGAACAAGGGTGCCGACCAGCTCGAACGCTCTCTGAAAGACGCTCAGAAGACCACCGACAAGCTCGGCGACGAGGCGCGCAAGACCGCCCAGCAGATGCAGGACGACTACCGTGCCACCGCGCGCGCCGCGAAGAAAGCCGACGACGACTCATCCAGCAGCTTCGAGCTGAGCACCCGCGAGAAGCGCAAGCTCAGCCGCGAGACGATCCACGAGATCGGCGACGAAGCGAAGCAGAACGCCTCCGAGACTTTCTCCAGCTTCGACGGATCAGCACAGTCATTCGTTGACGGCATCCAGGGCACCCTTGGCGGGCTCGTCGGATCGCTCGGCCCGATCGGCCTGGCGGCAGGCGCGGCCGGCGCGCTCGGCATCGGCCTCATCAACGGCGCGCTCGGCAAAGCCGACGAGGACACCCAGCAGTTCCGGCAGGATGTCGCCGACCTCGCAACCGACCTCATCGAGACCGGCCGTGACGGCGAGCACTCCATCGGGTACATCGTGGACCAGCTAAAGAAAATGGCCACCGAGACCGACCCCAACGCGGTCAGCCTCAAGAAGATTCACGACCAAGCGAAGCAGCTCGGCGTGCCGTTCAAAGACCTGGCGATCGCGTACGCATCCGGAGGCGACGCGCTCGACGCTCAGATTGAGTCCCTGAAGAAGCTGAGCAAGCAGACCGCACAGAGCAGCACGGACTTCGGCAACTTCGGGTCATCGCTGAGCAACGCCAACAACAAGGCTGTGTCTGGCATCCAGGACCAAATCAAGGCCCTGGAGCACCAGCGAGACGAGCAGAAGGCGGCAGCCGCCGAAGAGCACGACTACGTCGCTACGGGTGCTGCTGACCTCGAAGCGAAGGCCGACCTAATCGGCAAGGTGAACGAGGCGTACGACGACGCCGCTGGCAGCGTCAGCGACTATGTCGACGCCGAGAGCGGCGTGTTCGACACGTCCAAGTACATCGCCGCGATGCAGCAGAAGGAGACCGCACTCCGCGAGTACCAGCAGAATCTCGTGGACTTCGGCGGCTCCCTCGGCCCCGAAGCAACGGGCTACCTCGAATCGCTCGGAGCCGACCAAGCCTCGACGCTTCTGGAGGCGTACAAGAACGCCACGGCCGACCAGAAGACCACGCTCCAGCAGATATGGGAGCAGGCCGGGTCGGACAACTCCGGCAGCTACGTCAGCGGATTCAAGAACGGCATACCGACTTCGATCGATGGGCCGACTGTCAAGGTGCACGGCGACGACTCGGACTATCAGGCCGTCATCGCCCGCATCAAGGCGAACCCGCCCAAGATCACCATTCCGACCACGGCGGCCGTCTACATCGGCGGAAAGCGGGTCTACTGAGCATGTCCACCATCAGCGACGGCACGACCACGATCACACCGCTGCTCGTGCTCAGTCCGGAGACCTCACGCGACTCCCGCAACGTGTCGCACGACGTGATCGGGCGCGACTACCCCGACGTGACCCTGTACCCCGCGAGTCTCCGCACGGGCACGATCACTTTCCTGTGCGCCGACGAGGATGCCTCCGTCGAGATCGAGAACCTACACAAGGCTGCCGCAGTCATCACCTACGTCAGCAGCGATAACGCATCGATGAGCATGACCTACGTGCCGAGCGGCAAGATTGCCCGCACGCTCGACACTGGAACCCTCACCCGCTGGCTCGTCGCGGTCGACTTCCAAGAGGTCCAGCCTTGACCGTAGCGGTGCATCAGATCACGGCGTCCGTCGGCGACACCGCGCTCGACGTGAAGGCGGGGTCTGTGACGCTGGATGAGGGCTGGTCTCCGTACGCGAAGGCACAGCTCACCCTCGCGCTGCCCGACGTGGCAACGCGCACCATGCTCGACCCGCGAGCCAATCCCCGAGTGACCATTACGACGCAACGCTCAGTGCTGGCCGGGGCATCGTTCGTCGTCCAGTCATCGCGCACCTTCGACCTCGTCGTGCGCGGATGGACTGTCGATCACAACGCCGACACCCTCACGCTCGGGCTGGCCTCCGACGAGGCGCTGCTGCAAGACATCGCCTTGATCGATGACGCGCCGGACACGTCGGCGCTGGCTCACCAGTCGTCCGTGCGGGCGATCATCAACGGCGTGCTGCTCGCACGAATCGACGCCGAGCTGGAGGACGGCGACGCCGACGCCGACTTCACGACCCTAACCGCGCTCACCAACCTCGTGTGGAATGGCTCGTTCGAGAACGGCACCGCCTATTGGTTCGCGGGCGGCACCAACGCGACCGGCATCTCCTCGAGCACGGCATGGGCATCATCCGGCACCCGCTCGCTCTCCGTCGGCTCGTTCGCGCACGCGCAAGACTGTTTCGCGAACTACACCGCACCCGGCAACGGCGCGGCCGGTGGCGACGCTGGCGCGATCCGCACGCCCTTCACTGCCGGGAAGATGTTCACCGTGATCGGTACCGGCCACGTGCCTGCCGCTATGACGGGATCGGCGTATCCGAATCGTGCACGCACGATCACCGTGTTCGTGAAAGCTCCGTCGCTCGGCGCTAACTATGTGGAGTACCACTCGGCCGCGATCCCCAACATTACCGGCGCCACGGCCCGCGTCGGGGTCACGTTCACCGTGCCGAGCGACGCGACGGAGGTCTTCTTCCGCCTCTACTGTGGGCACGTTGACGGCAGCATCATGTGGGATGACATCGTCATCGTGGAGGGCGACGGCCTCGAAACCGACGGGGCATCCTGGCTGCAGTACTGGGACGGCAGCACGACCGACACCGACCTGTACACGTACGCCTACGCGACCACCGCCTCACCGGCCTACGCGGCCGCGTCGACTCGCACACCCGTCTTCCAACGCGACCCCGACACCCTGACATGGCAGCCCGGCGAAGACGCCTGGGACTTCATCGAGCCGGTGCTCACTCAGGCCGGGCTCCGCCTCTTCTGTGACGAGCAGCGGGTGTGGCGTCTCGTGGACAACACCTACGCGATCCCTGGCCGCGTCACGGTGGCGGCAGGATTCAACGCCTACACCGGAACCGACACCATCGATCGCGACGCGGCCGCGTCGGACGGCTCGCCGCTCTGGTTCGACTCGGTCGTGGTCAAGTACTCGTGGACCGACCGCGACGGCACGCAGCAGACCCGCTACGACTACGCCGCCGACGACTTCCCGACCAAGACCGCGCTCATCACCTACAGCAGGCCGTACCCCGGCCCCGGCGCGGCACGGTACATCCTCGCCCGCGTCCAGGGGCAGGGCCGCGTGCTCGCGCTCACGGCAGCCGTCGACTACAGCGCACAACCCGGAATGGAGGCCTCCGCGACGCTACCCGCGACCGAGGACCAGACCGGATACACCAGCTCGATCACGTGGGACTTCGGTTCGGACGAGATGACCGTCGGCACACGTGGACTCATCGACACCCCGCCCTCGGCGTGGGTGCAACTCCCCGAAGGACAATCGTGGCTCGACTCCCCCGTCGGAGCCTCGTGGATAAGTGAGGTGATATGACATGGCCAATGGAGACTCGGCAGCCGAAGACGGCATGGATGTTGTCGCTGGCACCGCCGACCGACGGCAGGGCTACGACGAGATCAACAAGACCCGCGACTACATCGCCGGTCGACTGAAAAAGGACTTCTCAAACATCTCGGGCGGATACGTCCCCATCAGCGCTGGCGGGACCGGAGCGACGACAGCGGCAGACGCACGCACCGCGCTCGGCATCACAGCATCCACTGTCCCCCGCGTCGCCGGTGGAACCGCCGAGTCCGGCATCACCGATGCGTGGAACCGCGCCGGGCAAGCACAAGCGGATGCGACCTACGCGCGCACGGGCGTCGACACATGTTTCAGCGGGCAGCTCTCGCCGGACGTCTACTCACGCACCGTCGGAGGGAACGTCGTGTACGTCACATCAGGCGGCCTGCTCGGCCACCTTCCGTCGACCCGGACGGTCAAGAAGAACATCCGCGACGCCGACCTCGACCCGGCCGCGATCCGATCAGTACTGATTCGGTCGTACCAGTACAAGGCCGCTGTGGAGCTCGGCGACGACCGGCACATCGGCCTCATCGCCGAAGAGCTTGAATCGGCCGGCTTCGGCTGGCTCGTCGGCTACGACACCGACGGAAAGCCCATGACCGTGCACTACGAGTGGGTCGGCCTCATCGCCCTCGCGCTGGCACAGGACGACGCCGACCGCCTCGACGCATTCTCCGCCCGCCTCGCGAAGCTGGAGGCCGCACAGTGACCGTCACCATCAGCAACACGGACGGCTCCACCACGACCGTCGTCATGGCCGACGGGAAGTTCACCTTCGTGCCCGCCGACAACAGCTTCAGCATCGTCGGGCACGTCGACACCATCACCAACGAACCGGCCGCGACGGAAGCGAGCAGCGAATGAGCCTCGGACAAGTAGACGGGCAAGCTGGAGCAGCACGACTGCTCAAGGCCGGACGATGGGCGACCGGCATGTGCCTCAACGCCGTATGGGAAACCAGCGGCGCGGGCACGTCCGACGCTCCCGGCGCATACCAGACCGCGAAGGACTGGTGGGACCGCTGCCCCGCCGACCGGAAGCACATCGGCGACCGCAACCCGCCCGCAGGCGCCCTGCTCAGGTTCTCGAACGGCAACGCCGACGGGCATATCTGCTACTCGCTCGGCGGCGAGCAGGCAGCATCCACCGACAAGCCCTCCGCCGGACTCACAGGCACAACCACCATCACCGACATCGAACACTCGTGGGGCGGACGCCACTACGAGGGCTGGACCGACTGGCTCGGCGGATGGGATGTCATCACAGCAGAAGGAGAAGACGACATGGCCGTAGCAGACGACATCGCATGGATCAACGCCGGAGAAGGCAACCCCGCCTCCCTCGCCGCCCTCGGAGCCAAGCTCGACGCGCTCCGAGCAGACGTGAACTACATCCACCAGGTCTCCCCGTACAGCCTCAAAGCAATCCGGGAGACCGACGGCGCGGTGAACCTCACGGCCGATCAGGCGGCGGCGCTGTCAAAGCAACTCACGGATGCTGTGACCACCAACCTCACGTCGGCACTCGCGGCCGACAAGGATGCCGTGCTCACCGCGATCAAGCAGCTACCGGACGCGGTGCGCGCTGAGCTGGCTGCCGCGCTGAAGTGACCGAGGGAGAGATCGTCGCGACGATCGCTGGAGCCTTCGGCCTCGTCGGCGGCCTCATCGCGGTCTGGCAGGCATCCCGAGCAGCCCGCCAGAACCGAGTCGGCCAGATCGAGAAACGCCTGTTCAACCTCGAACGAGAGAACCGCCTCATGTGGATGTGGTGCCGACAACTCGTGGACCACATCTACCGGGGCGCAGCACCGCCCCCGCCAGCAGCGCCGCCCGGCCTGTTTGACGACGACAACAGAGAGGAATCACGCTCATGACCACACCCAGCCGTTCACCCATCGTGAACCCCAACCTCACCAGCGACGCCGTCGCGGAGGCCGCGAAGGACACGGCCACCGCTGCCGCACCCTTCCTACCGAAGCGTGCCCGAGCGGTCATCTACGGCGTGGCAGGCGCGATCGGCCTCGCCGCGCCGTCCGTCGGCATCGTGCTCGGCGGACAACTCGGAGACGGCCTCATCGTGATCGGTGCGGCAGCGACGGCAATCACCGGCGTCACCGCGCTCTCGCACGTCAGCGGCAGCTAAGCCGCACCCGGCAACGACAGCCGAGCGATCCCACCACGTAGCTGGTCGATATCGACCTTCGTGTAGATGGCTGTCGTTGCCGGGGACTCGTGCCTCATCAGCGATTGCACGAGTCGCAGATCAGCACCGCGTTTCAGCAGGCTCGTCCCGTACCAGTGTCGGAGCTGGTGCGGCGTCCCGTCGATGCCAGCGCGGACCATCGTGTCCTTGATCGCCTGAGACACGGCGGACGGCGTCACGTGCGGCAGCTTCGCCGCACCATAGGACGGGAACCACCAGTCGGCCCGGGGCCATGACTCGGCCTCGGCGAGTAGATCCTCGTGCAGCGGGATCATCGCCGTCTTGCCGCCCTTCCCGGTCACCGTGAGGACACCCGATATCCGGTCGAGGTCGCCACCGTGCATCTTCGCAATCTCGTGCACGCGAAGCCCGGCCAGCGCGGCCAGCAGGATCATCATGCGCGTGCGTCGACGGTTCACGACCCGCAGCAGCTCGGCCAGCTGCTCATCGAACACAGGGCGGGGCAGGCTCTTCGGCCGCTTCGGGCTCGGCGTTCGCATGGACGGATCATCCGTCCGGTAGTCGGTCTGCACGAGCCACTTGCACCACGCCCGGATAGCGGCATGGTATGTGGCGCGTGAGGCTGGTGAGAGGCCTGCACGGCCAATGAACGCGATGATGTGGATGGGTAACAGCTCAAGTGGGCTGACGGCGGAATGCTCGACAAGGTGTGTGATGATCGCCGCCCGATCGGTGATCGTTCGCCCGCTCAAGCCCTGGGCTTCCTGCCACAACCGCCAATGGGCGAGCAGGGGGACTAGAACGGTTAGGTGTTGCACATCCTCGGACGGTAGTGGTGGGGCGGGGTCACTCATATATGCTAGGCCCCCGGTCTGGGGGCGAAAGTAGACGCCCGTTTATCCCCATAGCGCTCTTGCGCAGACTGGCGGCGGATGTCGAGCGCATCCCCGATGTACTGCCACGAGTGCCCCTGCTCACGGAGCCCGGCAACGCCCCGAGCTATCGCCGCCTCCAGGTCGACCCGGAGCCCGGCCAATTCCGCCAGCTCCCAGTCGTCGGCGTGCGCAGCTCGCTCGCCAGCGGCCCGGATGATGCGACGCGCGAAGGCCACGAAATCGGCCGTTTCAACCTCCCGACGCCCCATCACAGGCACCCTTCGGTGTCGTCCAATTCGGCGTCAGGATCAACCTGACACCCTGAATTGCCCGGTTCACCTGAATTCGCCGATTCAGCGATGACGTGAGCACCGCACGGTGGTATTAGATCGCTCGGGAAGAGGTAGCGCGCGAGCCACAGATTCCAGTGGCGGTTGCACAGCGGCGCGGAGTCCTCGCTGCTGACCACACGCGACGTTCCACGGGCTTCGTCCTCGCAAATCCAGCACGTCTCCGTCATTGCTCGCTCCCTGAATTCGATGATTCAGGAACGGCGGCGCGGAAGGCTGAGAGCAGCAGCACGAGCACGCTCGCTACCGTGCCAGCGACGAGCGACCCTCGACCTTGTAATGAATAGGTCGTCGGTTCGATTCCGACAGGCGGCTCCAGCGAACGGAAGGGTCCCGAAAGGGGCCCTTCTCGCATTTGCAGGCCCGACACATCCGGGGGGGCAGTCCCGACACATGTATGCAGGCCCGACACATCCGTGGCAGTGCCGACACATCGATGCAGTCCCGTCACAGCGATGTCGGCGCCGGTCTGGCATCTGAGTTCGGTCGGCTGCGCTGCCTCGCGACGCCGCGTTCGCACCGGCCGAACGGCGGTATGCCCTCGCGGTTCGGTCAGACGCCCTCGTTGCGCACGAGTTCGCGCAGCTCGGCGAAGGAATCGATCAGGCGGTCCGCGAGAGCACCGTGACCTCCGGTCTCGGCCCAGCACGACCAGGCATGCCGGATAGCGGCGAAGGCCACGAATGTCACGAGCCGTGCCCGGCTGTGCAGGCGCTCGGGGTCGTCGGCCAGGAGAGGGTCCTCACGTCTCAGGCGTCGCTCGACGACCGATACCAGGTCGAACTCCAGCTGCTTCATGCTGGCCATGCGCAGAGTGAAGAGATACGGATACTCGCGCAACAGTGTGCGCCGAAGGCCCTCCAGGTCCGCGCCGTCGGGGTTCGGCTCCTGATCGACCGTCGTCAGCAGGAGGTCTCGTATCCCATCAAGCATCGATTCGCCAGGACCCGCTGCGACGAACCGGTCGACCGACTCGGCGTCGGGCAGCTCAGGCAGATCCCCGATGACGGCGGCTTCCTTCGTCGGGAAGTAGTTGAAAAACGTGCGTGGGGAGACGCCGGCCGCGTGGCTGATCTCCTCGACCGTGACGCCGTCGTAGCCGCGGTCGAGCGCCAACGTCAGCACGGCGCGCTGAATGGCGTTGCGTGTGGCGATCCGCTTGCGCTCGCGGACGCC